GGCCATTTTCTTTTTGCGTATTGAATGTATTGATAGATAACTCTATCTCTTCCATCTTTTAATTTTGTTTGTGTTAATGATTCTATACATGGTGGTCCGTCACTGAATTCTGATTGTGGTCTTTTTATTTCTAGTCTTTCTAATTGTTCGGGTGTTAATTTATTTCTTTCGTATAAATCGTAGAAGCCTTCAATTGATGCAGCCTCCCCATTTTCGAGAAAGGCGTACCTCATGGTATCATCCCCATTAAAGTATGGTAAGTTAAGGAAGTTTCCTGTATCCTCTTCTGATTTTAATTCTACTTGTTTTGGAAATACTTCTGATCCACCATAACCCAACACTGCACTAACAGATAAAAGTTTATCTCTCATTAGTTTAGCAGTTACTGGTACCGTAGTAAAACAGAATACATGTGCACCACCAGATTTTGATCTAAATACTATTAGTGGTAAATTTAATAATTTAATTTTGTTAATTAATTTTTGATGATCGAATCCTGCATATGAATCTATATCAATACATCCCCATACACATTTATTATCATCATTAATTGGAATGATTCCTAAGCTTGGTTCTCTCCCTTGTAAATGAAATAGCCACATATCATCTGTGACTGGTTCTCTTTTAACAAAAGATTTTCCTTTAATTTTTTCTCCATCGACACCTTTCTTGTCTATAAAAGTGACACCGTGCGCACGTTCTAATCCATTAAAAATATTTTTAAAATTTTCTATTCTACTTGTTATTGCCGACATAAATTTTTAACAGGCGGTTCCACGCTAGCTTCCCCGCCTGCTCCTAGGAATTAGTATGGAGTATCCTGTTTGTCTTCGTTACTTCCATGTTTGACTTGCACTTCTCCCTTGCCTAATCTTTCGGCAAAACCTTTTGCAATATCATACACAGACCTGTCTTCAACGGGACCTACCTTAGACACTTCCCATCCAAACCATGTTCCTTTGTCATTTGACATTTGAACAGTCTTTAGATTATAAATGTGGCTGTAAGTTGGCGGTGTGAATAAACCGTTCTTACCTGGCATTTTAATCCCCATCATAATTGAATTCCACTTACGACTAATTTTTAATTGAGTCGCTTTCATAGAAATCAACGCAGTCTGTGGACTCTTACCTAGAACAACTACAAAATGATTTGCAGTATTTTCTAAATAATTACCGTTAGGTAAACGATCTTTAAAAGATTTGTCTCTAGTAGTCGTACTCACAATGTCGCTATCGGCATTATGAATTGCTACTGGAGCACCTTTACCCTCACCTCTGTCTTGCCATTCTACATATTTTCTTTCGTAGAATACTGGCAACACATCTATTCCTTTAGTTCCGTCAAAAACTTCGTTTGTGACAGTGTTGAGAATCATGCCAGGTTCTGCACCTTCAACATATTTCCCATCCCTCTTATTAACTTCCGGAGATAGTTGTCCTAAGACTTTCAGAAATGGTAACGCAAGGTCTTCCTGCGTCATGTTCTGAGAGCCAGCATTTGCATCAGCCTCGAATAAGTTCGTAGACAATGCACCTGCATTTTCTTTTTTTGCTACTTCGTTCATGTTTATTGTTTCCTTTTTATTGTTGTTTTATTTCCAACGAACACGTTGAAAATTTCCGTTGGCATTTCTTTACCTGCCTCTAAACGTTCACGGACTAACGCTTTGAGAGTCATGGGCTCGACCTTCAACTTTTGTGTCGGCTGAAACCCACGCTCTGCTGCAAGAGCAGCATAATCAGCTGCCTTGTTGTCTTCGTTGCGACCAAAGGATACGGATATCTCGTTTTTGATTATATCCCCTAGCCCATTGTTACGAAGCCAGTTAAACGCCGCTTCTTGATTCGCTTTAGTTATCGTAGCGCTGTAGTGCGGCTTAACATCTACCGAAGAACCGTCCATAAGTTTAAGATGAGATAAACCCATTTCAGACATCATGGTTGGAATAACTTCTGCGGATAGATAGTCTAATTCTTTTTTTGTTTTCTTTATATTATCTTCTTGTAGTTCTAATCTCTTTTGTAGTGAGTCTAGTTTTTCTACTTGGTCTGCAAGAGACTGAATGTTGTCAGTCTTTTTAATAACCTCTTGCTGGTCTTTTTCAAAATCAATCATTGATTTCTCCTTTCTCGTATAAGTTAATTTCAATAGGATAATATTTTCTTTCTTGTTTATCCCATTTCAATAGATTGTATTTTCCGTTAGTAATATCAGAAACTATAGAACACGCTACACCTATTATTGCAGGATCACCTGTTAATAATAAATAATCTCCTTGTTTAAAATCTTTTAAACTTTTTCTTAATTTAAAAATTAAAGGACCTGGAGAAAAAATTATTTGAGAAAGTTCTGGAAGTAAAAATTTTATATTACCATAATCAGACGCACCCATAATATTAATTTTAGGATTACCAGATTTTGTACCAGGAATTTCTTGTATAACGTAAACTATATTTTCTTTCATGCAAAACAATATAAGATTTTTTTTATCAATGTCAATTAAAAATTTAAAAAAGAATCACCTTCACCAAATGGTCCTTTAGGTATTGTGTTAAAAGCTAAAGAGTATCTATCGTTAGTAGATTCATTTCTCATAATTTTATGTCTTAATTGACTAAAAAACAAAATTAAATCATTATCTTCGGGAGTAATGGTCCAATCTCTACAATTATATATATTGTATGATTTTGGAATTGAAAAAAATTGACTAATATTATCATTAAAAAATTTTATAGTAAAACCAGGATCATACTTTGGATAATAAATGCCACTTATCCATGCATTACTGTGGTTGTGTGACTGTGAATATGCGTTTGGTTCTGTCTTAGTTAACCATGAACTATATATTTCATAGTCAATATTTTCTAACATAAGAATGTCTTTAATAGTAAAATCTAAGGCTTTTTTAATTTCTTTAGTAAGTTCTTTATATGTTTTATGATTTAAAATATCCAAAGGTTTTTTTGAATCGTGTTCTTTTTTACCAGTAAAAAAAACCCCTTTATGTAATGGTTTAAATTCTTCTTTTTTAAATTTTAAAGTTAAATCTTTTTTTAAATCTAACTTATAAATAAATAGTGCATTAGCACAAATTGGTATATGTTGTTTTAGTTTCATTCTGTTTTCACTATAAGATTTAAGCTAAGTCTCCATTTATTTTTAGTTGGGCCAACTCCTTTGTGTAAAAGAGTACTAGGAAATAAAACTGCTTCTCTTTCTTTTGCGGGAAAAAAACCATGTTCTTGTATTTGAGTGCCTCCGTCATTATCTAAAAAATTATAAATAATAGAAGTAAAGTTTCTTGCCGACATATCGTCATGTAATTTACATTTACTAGTTCTACTATACAAATTCCAATAAAGTCTTTCTAATCTTATTATATTATACACCTTACTATTTTCTCTACAAAAATTATAAATCCAATTACCAAAATTGTTTAAATATTCATCTGGTCTAGTTCCTTTCATATGATTATTAATAGAATAAGTAATGGTAGCAAACCCACTATCAGTGGTGGGTCCTGAATCCATAATTTGTGAAAAAGGTGGTGCTGTTTCTCTATCGTGGTCAAAAACAAAATTCCAAAAATTGTGATGTCCTAAATATTGAATTACATCAAAATTAATTTGTCGGGGA